CCTTACTGGCATAACGCCGGTTGGGGAATTGGGTCGGGAAACTCCTCTTGACTTTAGTAGTTTAGAGGCTGCTCGGGGCTCTGTTTTAATTAGAGAGCTCTACTCAAAGTATGACGACGGGAAACCGTCAGAAGCTAAGAGTGCGACAACGTGGGATCGTTTCCACGACGCGGAGGCACAGTGCCAGCGGACGAACTCAACGTTTCCTTCCATCGCTTCGCATGATCCATTTTGGATCTGTGTGAGGCGACGGGTTTGGGACGCGTTGGGAGAGTTCGATTGGGACGAGTGTGCGAAGCACTTTGCGTTTGGGCCTGGTTCTACAACCAGATTAACCCGGCGCGAGAGCTTTGCTGCTTATAAATACTCGGGTATTCCCGAGAGCACGTCAGGGAACGCTGTCCTTGCGTCATGCGCTATTCGCATGTACCCACTCTGGACTCAGAGTGTGCAGATGTCTGCAGAGGAATCAGGAACGTCGGGACTTGTCTCGATTGTTTCTGGAAACAGCGTGATTGCCGTTCCAAAGAACTATAAGACTGATCGAACGATCGCTAAAGAACCCTGTATGAACATCTATGTTCAGAAAGGTATCGGGCGTGCTATTAGATCTCGTCTTTACCGCGTAGGCGTCAATCTTGACGACCAAACAAGGAATCAGCGGGCTGCCTTATCTGGCAGTCTGACTGGAGCGCTAGCTACCGTGGATCTCTCCATGGCTAGTGACACGCTCTCCTATGAGGTTGTAAGTTGGCTCCTACCTAACGATTGGTGGTATGCACTAGAGCAGTGCAGGTCACCGATTGGGGTTCTTCCTTCTGGTATGAATGTAAAGTATCAGAAGTTCTCATCGATGGGTAACGGTTACACCTTCGAGTTAGAATCGCTCATTTTTTGGGCGATCTGCCAGCAGGTGTGCTGTGATAACATCAATGAGAGGGACGCGTCTGTTTGTGTCTATGGTGATGACTTAGTCATCCCCAGTTGGCACTATGATTCATTAGTACGGCGCCTTTCCGAAGCGG